ATAATAGTAGCACCCATCTTTCTAGCTTGATTAAAAGTACAAAATCCACCTTGTAGATTTGTTGATTGTAACTTCTCAAGATTTTTTCCTGAGAACTGTTTGTTTGTATATAAGTTGTAGTACATAAGTTATCTCCTTTGTTATGAATTTAACATCCTATTTTCCATTATTAGGATCAACAATTAATACAGAGCATAATTAGTGGTTATTTATATACTTCATTCGCCATAACAATAATTTTTCTTCTTTTTCTAATTCCTTTGCCTCATTGTTTTGATCTTCTAATGAAACAACTTCCAAAGGTTGTAATTGTTCGTTCTTAAATTGTTCTTTAAGATCATCCCAATATTTTTTTGACTTAAACATTTTTAACTCTCCTTTTTTTTTTCATTCCCCATTATACAACATTCGGTTTGACACATCCTGTAGCTTCTAAACGATTTTGTTCAATTTGTAAAAAATGAATAAGCAATACCAATCTAAAAAAAATTAATTTTATCTGTTGCTTGGTTTTTTTCTCTTTTAATGATATTTAACTCTCATGGCTGATATTGTTGAACAAATGGCAAACTATAGAATAACTCAAATCGAGTTAGCTGAAGCCAAGTACTATGAAAACTTAATTAGAGTTTTAGATAAAATTGAAAGAGAAGTAGTTTCATATATTGGTCGAGACATTCCTTTGAAAGAGGGAAAGTTATTTGAACTAAAGTCAGCTGTAGCATCTAGACCTGTCATAAAAGAAATTTTAGAAAGAGAATATTTAGGTTGGGCTGATACAGTTGTTAGAGAGGGTTATAATAAACAAGCTAAAAGAATTGAAAGAACATTTGCATCACTAGGAAAAAGAATACCAGTTGAGTTTCAACAATTAACTCAAAGTGATCTTGCTGTAATTCAAAATTTAAAAAAACAAACCTTTACTCAATTTAAAGATGTTGCAAATACTTTTACAAGAACACTTTCAGATAAAATTTATCAAAATACTTTAGTAGGAACTGACTTTGCTATTTTAGAAAAAGAACTTAGACAATCAATAAATGGTATTTATGCTATCGCTGATGATAAAGAAGTTAATAAATTAATAAAAGAAATTAAAAGAGATGAAGTTAAAGTTAGAAAATTACAAGGAACATCTAGAGTAGCTATTAGAAATAGATTAGATCAAAATATTCAAACCCTTCAATCAAAGTTTGCAACAACTAGGTCAGGAGAAAACATGAAACGATATGCTGGACAAATATTGAATGATGGTTTGAGAGAATTTGACGCACAGCTTAATTTACATAAATCTAATGAAGCTGGACTTACTTATGTTAAATACTTTGGTAATGTAATTCCTACAACCAGAGATCATTGTAGGCTTGTAAGACAAGGAAATTATGATATACGAGAGGGAGGACTATTTACGATTGATGAAGTCAAGGAACTTTGGGATTCAAAATCTTGGAAAGGTAAGAAACCTGGAGACCCACTTATAGTTCGAGGTGGTTATAATTGTCGTCATCAATGGAGCTTCGTTAATCCTGATTGGTATGACGAAAGCGGAAATTTAATAACTGAATAAGGAGTAATATGTCAGAAGAAAATAAGGTTTCTCAACCTTTAAATGAGAATAAAGAAGTTAGTAGTAATGAAACTACTGAAACACAAGAACAAAAAACTTTCACTCAAGATCAATTAAATAATATAATTGAACAAAGAATAATGGCTGAGCGAAGAAAGTATGAAAAAAAAATACAAGAAGAAGAAACTCAAAAGCAAGAGTTAATTAAACAAAAACAATTAGAAGAAGCTAAAACTAAATCTGATCTTGAAAAGATTATGCAAGAAAGATTAGCTGAAAAAGATTCTGAATTAAATAGAATTAGAAACGAAATAAAAGCTGAAAGAATTGATAAACAAATTCTAGCTATTGCTTCATCTAATAGAGCTGTAGTTCCAGAACAAATAGTTTCATTATTAAAAAACCAAGTTCAATTAGCTGATGATGGTAGAGTTGAAGTACTTGATAATAATGGAAACATAAGATATAACGATAAAGGACAACCTCTAACTGTTGAAGAAAAAGTTAAGGAGTTCTTAGATGCTAACCCACATTTCCGACAAGGGTCTTTGTCTGGTTCAGGAAGCCAGAGTAGTATCGGTGGTAATAGCCAAAAACCCAAACAAATAGGCGACTTGGATTTAAATAATCCCTCTGATAGAAAAATTTATGCAGAGATGCGTAAAGCTAGAACAGGGTTTAAACTAAATCCTAAATTAACAATTAACAATTAACAATATAGGTAAATAAAATGGCAAACGAAACAACATCGTCTACGCTATCGGAACTATATACAGAGATTATCCAAGAAGCTATTTTTAACTTCCAAGAAACTTCTGTAATGAGACCGATTGTTACGACTTACAACATAACAGGACAAGGCAAACAAATAGCTGTTCCTGTATATCCAACAATCAGTGCGGCGGCAGTAGGAGAAGCGACTGATTTATCAAACACTGCTATCAATCCAGTTGAAGCAACTATCACAGCTAGTGAAGTAGGTGTTATGACTACTTTAACTGACTTAGGTAGAGATACAGCTTCAAGAGATGTAGCGGCTGACATCGGTAAATTATTCGGTGAAGCTATTGCTAAGAAAGTCGATTCTGACTTAGCGGCTTTATTTGGTTCATTCGCATCAGGAAATGACTTAGGTGCGGCTGGTACTGAATTAACACCTGATCTTTTATTAAAAGCAGAAGCTACTTTAAGATCATTAAATATCCCAAGACCATACTATGGTGTGTTCTCTCCAAAAGCTATGTTCAATTTGAAGAAAGCATTAACTAATGCTGGTTATTCAACTGGAGCAAACGCTTTAGGAATGGGTGCAGAAGAAACATTAAGAAATGGTTATGCTGGAACAGTATTCGGCATTGATCTTTTCGAAAATGCAAACATTACTGCAGATGGTAATGATGACATTGTTGGTGGTGTATTCCATCCTCAATCATTAGGTCTTGCTATGAAATCTGATTTCAAAATCGAGACTCAAAGAGACGCATCTTTAAGAGCGACTGAAATCGTGGGTTCTGTAACTTACGGTGTAGGTGTAGTTAAAGACGACTTCGGCTGTGCAGTAACAGTGGATGGCGCACTTTAATAATTAGTGTTTATAGGTGGGGGAGAAATCCCCCATCTACTTACTAGGAGAATTTATTATGACTAATTTTACAGGTTCAGATGTTATAACAGTTGCAGATGTTCAAACTTATCAACCAGATGCTTTTGATTTTGGAATAGCTTCAAACGATTCAAAAGTAACTACATGGTTAGGATTAACTACAGATGATATTTTAAGAGAGTTAAGAATAAAGTGGTGGCAAACATACAAGTCAAATGTTTTTACAGATATAACAGTTTTAAATACAGTAGAGTTAGAACCAGATAGAGTAAATTTAGATCAATTTAAAAGAGCTGGTGTTTATTTATTTTTAGGAAAATTCTTTTTTCCAGCATTAACAAAATTTAGACCTGAAGCTGATAAAGATAGATTTGAAAGAATGATTGAATACTATAACAGTCAATACAATATTGAGTTTCAAAAAGTTCTTGAAGATGGAGTAGAATATGATTCTGATGATTCAGGAACAATTAGTGTTGCTGAAAGAGAAAACTTACATGGAACTGGAAGACTTATTAGATAATGGCTTTATCAATTAATTTCTCTACTAATACTAAAAACATTCAAAAGAAGTTTGATAAATTTCTTAGAAAATTTCCTCACATTACAAGAAAAGGATTAGATCAAGCTGGAGAACAATTAATTGAAATTATTAGAACTAAAACTACTAGAGGAGAAAAATATACTTCAGGTAAGTTTCCAAGATACTCAGATGAGTATTCAGCTTTAAAAGGTAAGACTGTTGTTGATCTTCAAGATACAAATAGAATGTTGCAAAGCATTAAATCAAGAACAGTAAATAATTTTAAAAATATAGTTTATTTTGGAAATCAACAAATGGCTTTAAGAGCTTATTGGCATCAAACTGGTTCTGGCAATCTTCCTGAAAGACCATTTTTTGGATTTAACAAAAAGGTAGAAAATGTTATAAAAAAACAATTTGAAAATCTAATTTCAAAAGAAATGAAAAGAATGAAACTATGAGTACAAGAGAAAACATTGCAAGTAATTTAGTAACAACTATTTCTGGTATAAGTGCTATAACTATTAAAAAAGTTACTAGACAACCATTTCCATTAGAAGAATTATCTGAACAACAATTTCCAGCTGTACTAATTCAAACACAAGAAGAATCAAAAGAAGACCAAGAGTTAGGAAGTGGTTCTAGAACTAGAATAAATAATTTAGATTTTTTAATTTCTGGATTTGTAAAAACAAATGAAACAAATATTGATACAGCAAGAAATCAATTATTAGAAGTTATTGAAGAAGCATTAGAAACTGATATTACTAGAGGTGGATATGCTTTAGATACTGAAGTGATTTCTATTGAAACTGATGCTGGAACATTATTTCCTTATGGTGGCGTTTCAATGATAGTAAGAGTTATTTATGAACATCAAAGTGGAGCTGTATAATGGCAACTAAAATTGATAAAATTTATACAAGAATAGAAAAAATTGAAAAATTAAATGACAAAGTAAGTCTTCTATGTGAAGAAGTTAAAGACTTATTAGAAGAAATTGAGGAAACTCAAGATATAACTATCGAAGATGATGAGATGAATTTGATGACGAAGAACTTGAAGAAGAAGAATAAATAATTTATAAAGGATATTATGGCAAAAGATATAAAATTAATAAAAGGTAGCGATGAGATTGTTATTAATGAAAATAATCTTGCACACTATGAAAAGCTAGGATATAAAGTCCTAGGTAAAGAAACAAACAAAAATACTAAGGAGAAAAAATCATGGCAACCCATCACGGAAAAGAAGGTGTCGTCAAAACAGGAGTAAATGTAACAGGAGAAGTTACTTCTTTTACATTAGAAACTACTGGCGATGTTGTTGAAGATACAGCTTTAAGCGATTCTGCAAAAACTTTTTTAGCAGGAAGAACTTCATTTAGTGGAACTATCGAAGCTCATTTTGATGAAACAGATACTTCACAAGAAGAAATGACAGTTGGTTCAACATTAACTTTCACATTACTTCCAGAAGGTAATGATTCAGGAGATGCTTCTTATTCAGGTTCAGGAATTGTAACTGGTATGTCAATTTCTAATACTTTGGATGGAGTAGTTTCTAGAAGTGTTACTTTCCAAGGAACTGGTGCTTTAACTGTAGGAACTGTATAATCTAATTTATGAAGATTATTGACAGAGCAAAATCTCATTTTGAGAACTTAGGTGTTCAATCTATCGAAGTTCCTGAATGGGAAGATGATAAAGGTCAGGCAACTGTAATTTATTGGAATCCTATAACTTTAGCTGAAAAGAAAAAGTTATTTAATAAAACAGAAAATCTTAATGATGCTGGTTTATTAGCTGATGTAGTTTTAATGAAAGCCTTAGATAATGATGGTAATAAGATTTTTTCATTAGAAGATAAACTAACTATCATGCACAAAGTAGATTCAGATGTTCTTTCTAGAATAGCAATAGCTATGGTTCAAACTCCTACTCCTGAGGAATTAAAAAAAAAGTAAATACTGACATAGAGCTTAAAAATATGCTAATAGTAGCAGATAGGCTCAAAATAAATTTTTCTGAACTTGGTCAGATGAGTGAATTTGAGTTTAATCTTTGGATTGCCTTTATGTTAGATGAAGCAGAAAGATCCAAAGAGGGAATGAAGAAATAAATATGGCTCAAAATTTACTTATAAATATTCTTGCAAAAGATAAAACTAAACAGGCATTAAGTTCTGTTCAAGCTGGTTTAGGTAGATTACAAAGAACTGTATTTTCAATTCAAAGTGCATTAGCTGGAATAGGTGGTGCGTTAGTTATTCGATCTTTAGTTAATGCTGGTGCACAAGTAGAAAACTTAGGTGTTAGATTTGCATTCCTATTTAAAGGAATGGAAGAAGGTAATAAAGCATTTAATACTTTAATCGATTTTGCGGCTAAAGTTCCTTTTTCACTAGAAGAAATTTCAGCGGCTTCAGGAAATCTAGCTGTTGTATCAAAAGACGCAGAAGAACTTTCAAAAATTTTAGAGATAACAGGTAATGTTGCAACAGTAACAGGACTAGACTTTGCTATGACTGCTACTCAAATACAAAGATCGTTTGCTGGAGGTATAGCGGCGGCTGATGTATTTAGAGAAAAAGGTGTTAGAGCATTATTAGGATTTGATGCTGGAGTTAAAGTTACTGCAGAAGAAACTAAAAAAAGATTTTTTGAAGTATTTGGACCTGAGGGAGAGTTCGGTAAGGCTATGGAAGTTATGGCAGTTACTTTCACTGGTACACTTTCAATGCTACAAGATAAACTTTTCAAATTTAAACTTGAAACTAATAGAGCTGGATTTTTTGATTTTGTAAAAAGTGGATTAGCAGTTCTAAATAATTTAATTGAAGAAAACTCAACTGCATTAAATCAATTTGCACAAGCTGTTAGTGGTGGACTAATGACATTTATTAGACAAGCTCTTTTAGGTGGAGCGGCACTTATAGATTTAATGAGACCTTTATTTAGTGTTGTTGCAACTGGTTTATCAGGATTAATTGAAACAGTAAGATTACTTCCACCAGGAATTAGAGAATTAGGTATTGTTGGATTCTTGTTATTAGGTAGAACAGGAAAAATTGCAGTAGTAAGTATTTTAGGATTATTAAAATATTTAAAAGTAGATTTAGATGCAATAGCAAATAAATTTAGTGATGGTGCTAAAAGTTCTGAAGATATGGGCGAAGCAACAAAAGCTATTTCATACTTTTTAGATTTAGTCGATAAACATACTTTAGCGGCAACAACTCAAATGGAAAAACTTTTATCTTTAGCTGGTAAGGTAAAAGAAGAAACAAAAGAAACTGGATTCAATATTGGTAAGGTTGCAGAAATCTTAAAAGAAAAAGTTAATAAAGAATTAGAAAACACAAATGATACTTTTGCTAAGATAGTTATGGGTGGTATTAAAAATATGTCAAAAGGATTAGCAGAAGTTTTAGTGTTAGGTAAAAAATTTAATATGACTTTAAAAGAGATTGCACAAAGTATTATGGTTCAAATAGTTTCAAGACTTATTGAAGAAATGGCATTGAGACAAATTAAGAAAATTTTAAATAAAGAAGAAGTCGATGCTGAAGCACAAAAATTAAATTTAATTAAATCTCAAAACACAGAACTAAAAAGAAAAATATTATACAATGCTTTATCTGGTGGTGGTGGATTCTTTGGTGGCTTTGCAAAAGGTGGAGCTGTATCAAAAGGAAAACCTATTGTAGTTGGTGAGCGTGGTCCTGAATTATTCGTTCCAAATCAAACTGGTCAGATTACTCAAAATGCTAGAGGAACTAATGGTGGTGCAGTAACAGTTAATTTTAATATTAACACAGTCGATGCTTCTGGTTTTGATGATCTACTTGTTAGAAGTAGAGGAACTATAACTCAATTAATTAACAATGCAGTTAATGAAAGAGGTAAGGAGAGCTTAATCTAATGTCAGGTGCATTTCCAATATCTACTGCTAAATTTAGAACTTTAGGAATTAAATCTATTCAAAGTACAATTATATCCAAATCTGTTTCAGGTAAAAAACTTTCAAGACAAATAGATAATCAAAGATGGGCTTTCACAATAGAAATTATTACTGCTAAACGATCTGATGTTTATGGAGAACTTATGGCATTTATAATTAAACAAAGATCAGGCAAAGAAAATTTTACAATTATCCCACCAGAAGTAGAAGATGCTAGAGGTACAGCTAGTGGAACACCAAATGGAACAGCTTCAGCTGGTGCTACTTCAATTACATTAGGTGGAACTGGAACTGGCACATTAAAAGCTGGAGATTTTATTAAGTTTGCTAATCATTCAAAAGTATATATGGTTGTTGCAGATCAATCAGATATATCTACCGGCACACTAACTATTGAACCACCATTAACTACAGCAGTTTCTTCATCAGATATTCAATATGATGATGTTCCATTTACAGTATATCTAACTAACGATGTTCAAGAGTTTGGAGCTGTAGGCAGTGGTCAAGATGGAACTTTGTTATACCAATTTGAAATGGATGTTGAAGAAGCTCTTTAATGAAATATAAAATAACCCATATTATTACAGCTGACTTTGTTGCTGAAAAAATTGTAGATGAAAGTGAAATAGACATAACAACAAACGATCTAAAACAATATAAAATTCCTAATGGCAACTTTGAATTTACTATGATAAAAGGAACTGAGAAATTAGAACGAACAACCTACGAGAAGTATAATGACAAGGAATTTAACATCATCAATCAAGACAGCATTAGCGACGAATGATATACGACCAGTCCACTTACTCACTATTGGGTTCAGTACTCCTGTTAATTTTACTGACTGTTCTTTTTCGTTAACATCTTCAATATCAGGTTCATCAGTTACTTATAGTCCATCAGATTTTGTAGTAGGTATTTCAGATTTTTCTGAAGAAATAGATATAACTAAATCTAGTTTAATGATTAGTTTATCAGGTGCAGATCAAACTTTTATTTCAACAGTATTAAATGAAAATGTAACGAATGATGAAGTAACTGTTTATAGAGGTTTATTAGATACTGATAGTTCTTTAATTGCTGACCCTTTTTTACTTTATAAAGGTAATATAGAAAACTTTACAATATCAGAAGATCAAAAAAATAGTGTTGTTAATCTTAGTGTGGTTTCACATTGGGCTGACTTTGAAAAAAAGAATGGAAGAAAAACTAACAATACATCTCAACAAAGATTTTTCAGTACTGATGTTGGTATGGATTTTAGTTCTCAAACTGTATTAGATATTAAATGGGGTAGAGCATAATGGGTTGGGGTAGTTTTGTAAGTGCGGCAGTTAATTTTTTTACAAATGCAAATCCTATAGTTAAAATTATTGCAACTGTAGCAATCTCTTGGTTATTTAGACCTAAAGTTCCTGATCTTCCTGATTACTCATTAAACGAAGCTGATAACTTTGAAGCTGGTGTACTTCTTAATAAACAATCTAATGATGCAAACATTCCTGTAATTTATGGAGAAAGACTTGTTGGAGGAACTAGAGTATTTGTAGAAACTTCGGGAACTGATAACACTTATTTGTATGTTGCTTTAGTACTTTCAGAGGGTGAGATAAATGACATTACAGAAATAAGAGTAGATGATAAAGTAGTTACTTGGGCATCAGCTTTATCAGATGGAACTGCTGTTGAAGTAAATAGTTCAGATACTAATTTTTATAAAGATAGTGAAAGTTTAATTAGAATAGAACCTCATTATGGAACAGATGGTCAATCAGCATCAACATTATTATCGACTTTATCTAGTTGGGGAAGTAATCATAAATTATCTGGGTTATGTTATTTAGCAATTCGTTTTAAATGGAACCAAGATGTATTTTCTGGAATACCTAAGATACAAGCTAAAATACAAGGTAAAAAAGTCAAAACTTATAATGCAAGTTTAATAGAGCAATCTGCATCTTATCAAACTAATCCAGCTTGGTGTTTGTTAGACTATTTAACTAATACTCGATATGGAAAAGGATTAACAACATCTGAAATAGACTTACAATCTTTTTATGACGCTTCATTAGTTTGCGAAACGCAAGTAACACCATATTCTGGTGGAAGTGATATTAATATTTTTGATTCAAATGCTGTAATAGATACATCAAAAAAAATACTAGAAAATGTAAGAGAATTGTTAAAAGGTTGTAGAGGTTATTTACCCTATACTCAAGGTAAATATAGTTTAATTATTGAAACAACTGGAACTGCATCTATAGAAATTACAGAAGATAATATTATTGGTGGTTACAATTTAAGTACTCCAGCTAAGAATGAAAAATATAACAGAGTGATTGTATCTTATGTTAATCCTGATCGAAATTTCCAAGTAGATGAAGTACAATTTCCACCACTAGATGATAGTGGATTACCTAGTGCAGATCAACACGCAACAATGAAAGCAAGTGATGGTGGGTTCTTGTTAGAGGGTAGATTTGATTTTGGAAAAGTTATTACTAATCAATATCAAGCAGAAGAAATGGCAGAAATTATACTTAGAAGAACTAGAGATTCTGCAAGACTTTCAATTAATGTTTCTTTTAGTGCATATGATTTAGCTATTGGCGATATTGTAAATGTTACACATTCTTCTATTGGATATAGTTCAAAACCTTTTAGAGTTTTATCAATTAAATTTAACCCAGATTATACACTTGGTTTAGATTTAGTAGAGCATCAAAATTCGCATTATACATGGGCTACCAAAACACAAGCACCTACAGTACCAAGTACTAATTTACCTAATCCATTTACTATTCAACCACCAGCAAGTTTAACTTTAGATGACCAATTAATCCAATATAATGATGGAACTGTTATTGTAGCTTTAGATATAACTATTGGTGCAAGTAATGATAGCTTTGTTGATTATTACCA